GTGAACGTTGTGTAATCCCACATGTACACATAGATGGCATATCCCTCTGGTGGAGCGTCGGCTACCAACGTATCTCCCCCACTAACGGCTGCGCCAGACACCATCGGCGGAATATCATCACGCAGATGGGGGTTGTAGACTGAATCTGCCATATAGCTCCAACACAGATTGATAGCTTGACTACCAACCACGTAACCCAGTGAGTCATAGCACGCCCGGTACAGCGCACCCGTAAACGCGCCGTTCTCGATCATTCTATGTCGCGCATCCCGGTTAGTTACAGCCACCAGGTCGTCGAGCAACGCCTGGAACAAGCCACTCGCCACCACTCTCCAAAATTCGTTCTGAATCGTCATTCTTCCTCCTATGCTATGCTAAAGTGTCAATCCGCGCTTTCAAATCTTGCACAGCTTTGAGTAACGGTACAATCAGCCTACTGTACTCAACCGTTTCCGGTTGGTTTGTGTCATCGTCATAGCTCACCAGCATTTTTTGTATCTCCGCCACCTCTTCAGCTATCAGCCCCCATGCATGGACATCGTCAACACGATAATCGAACTCGACCGGTCTCAATTCGTACAACCAATCAACCGTACTGATATTTGAAATATTCTTCTTGTGGCGGATCGAACTGGAAACATACCCTATTTGACCAGTATTATCTATGTACAGATCTCTGTTCGTTCCGCCGACCGCATCGCTGTAAACTGGCAACATAAATATTGCTCCATCACCCCTAACTTTGAATTGATTTACATTGCTGGTATTTCTCAGATCCAATATTGTGTCCGTTGAATTTGTGCCAGCAACAAAAACCGCGCCGTAACTCTGGCTGGTCGTGGTGTCGCCGTAAAACACCATCGCCCAACTATTGGCATTTCCTATCGCGTCCACGTACAATGTCGCTGCACCAGGAGACGGGGCAGAATCACCAACTCCCAGGTGACCATCAATGACTGCATAGTCGGTTGTATCCTCTACCAACTTTAATATCTGGACACCACCAGCATAGAACGACATTTGGTCGGCTGCGGAGCCAAAATCAATGTACGTGTTGGTATCCGCGATATCTACAATACGATTGCGTACAGCAATATAGTCTGTTGCGTCCTCGACCAATCGCAGTATCTCAACATTGCCACAGTAAAATGACAACTGATCCAATGTGCCAAAATCAATATATGTGTCATCTAGAAAACTTCCCTGCATAATTTTCCCATCATATATTGCCAGATCTTTTCCTGTTGGAACCGATGTATTGCCTGATAGCGTAATAGTCTCGCCGACGAAAACCGTTGCTCCTCCACCAGCATCCAATTCGATACCAGCATATCCAGTACCAGCCACATTGCTATATAGCATAATATCTGGCGTCTCTGCAGCACTGTCTCCCTCAACGCTAATAATTATTGCATCACGTTTTGCTGCATCCGCGTTCAGTTTTTCAATTTCCAATGTTTCATACGTCACACCTGAAAACGCATATACCTGAACGCTGTCTGCAGTGTCTGTTGTGTTATACCATCGCAGTTTATTAACATTACCAACCCCAAAATTTATTAATAACCCATCGCTATTTAATTTTACCTCCCCCCCACCTGCCGTTATTGTACCATCAGTGTCAATATAAGCCTCGACAACCGTCCCGTTTGTACCTCCGCGGAAATTCAACTTTCCTCCGCTCTGATCCCAAAATAAATTTGCCTTGTCCGTGGCAACTTTGCCAAAAATTACATCCCCACCAGGCTGCCATTCCCCGACCACATCGGCCCCGGCATAGAATTTTATACCATCCGTTGCATCAATGGTCACGTGTGACGTGCCGTACTTTCCAAGCCCCAGACCGTATGTGTCGCTCGAATACCCATACAACCCATTGAGATTCCCAATCGCCCAACATTCTGTATAATCGTTGTACGTGGCCGAATCGCGCACATTACCTACAATCGTCGGTCCGGCGGTGCTACCCGCAACAATGCCAGAATCACTATACAAATCAATAAAACCGTCACCAGCCGCGCCGGTATTAACAATTCCATCACCAGCATACCACGCATTGCGCCCCGTGCCGTCTTTGTCACGTACTACAGTATACGTATATGGCCCAGCCCCACCCGCCGCCGAATCGACCTCCATCCATTCAAGTTTTCCGTTCGATTCCATCACAATCAGGTCGCCATCGGCTAAATTGTTATGCTCGACCGTGATGGTTGTATCCCCGGCACCGTCGCCCAAGTCACTCGTTAGGTAGGTAGTTGGTGCGATGATAATCCGACCGCCAATCGTAGCCATTACATCGGCAGCAACTAATGTTTGTACCCACAGCTCTGCCGCGTGTAACGTAAGGTATTTCTTGCTGATGCTCCCCAAATTAATATCGTAATTTGTTGTAGGAAGAACGTCATTTCCCGTTGGATTGAGTATCAAATCTCCGGCTGGCGCGAGTGTCAGGTTTCCCGCTGTTGTAGATATACTCTGCGCACCAACGAAAACTAAATCCCCGTCAATGCGTGCCTCCTGCGCTGTGGCCGCTGTACCAATTCCCAACCCAACTAACTGCAAATACCCGCTTGCATCGCTGGCAAGCAAACTGGCTGCCGCGCCCGGATTCGACGACGACGTGATAGTATGCAAATGGTCACTTCGCGCAAATGATGACGCGCTTCCCTCGGCATTTGTCGTTGATACGCTCAACGTCGTGGCCGCCGCACACGTTATTTCGTGCTGGTGATCGCTCCTGGCAAAATAATACGCCGTCCCCTCTTCTGCACTATCATCCGGTGAAATCGTTCCCGCAACATCACACGTAATCTCGTGCGTGTGATCGCTCCGCGCAAACGACGACGCGCTACCCTCCGCCGCGCTGTCATCCGGCGAGATCGTCCCCGCCGCCGCGCACACAATCGCGTGTTGATGGTCACTTCGCGCCGGGTTTGTGCTTGTCCCGGCAGCCGCAGCATCATCCGGCTCAATTGTGCCAATAGTTGGTGTACCCCAATTGAGTGCCAGCGCGCTTCCGCCACCACCAGTCAACCCGCTACCTGCCGCGCTCGCCGCAATCCTCAGATTCTCGGCCCCGTCATCCTCCAATCCCGTGCCAGCAAAATCGCTTACGTCCACGCCAATCGCGCCAGTGTAGAAATCAAGCCCCCCACTGGCCTGCAAATTCACTCGGATATTATTAGAACTCTCTGTCAGACCATACGACGTATCAACAAAGTCAGTCACGTCTACGCCAACCGTGTACGTGCCCCCCGCGCCTGCATCCGTCTCGTCAAGACCGTCACCAACCGTAAACACCCGTTCTGCAGATAAATCCGCGTGAACAGCCAATGTCAAATACTGCGCGTTATCCGGTGCAACACCAGATCCACTGAGCGACGATACACTAGCAACCGGCTGACCCAGCGCCAGAGTTTTCGCCCGCACTGCATCGGCAAGCGGCCCTTTTCTACCAAACTTTGCCATTATGATATCACCTTTCGCCTGAACTGTATCCCATCAGGAGCCATATACCTGATCTCCTCAATAAAAATATTTCTCGGATCATCCGCGCTCGTTCCCGTAATCTCTCCCGGCCCCACCGGTGCATCGGACAACCTAACCAATGTCGGCACCGCGAACCAAGGCTCTATCGGTCCGCCGTGCACCGCCAGCAACTTGCCACCCTGGTAATAATACTCCACCCATGTCTGAGCCGCCTCGTAATTGAACACCCGTCCACCATACACACCGCCCATCCACCGGTTCCCACTCCCATCGCCAGCCTCGATAATCTCCTCCAATGCGTCCCAGATCAGAACGGGTTCCTCCTCCTCAACCTGGAAACTGAGGGAATTAGTATCGATCACCCCTGCGGATACAAACTCACTCTCTCCCACCAGCGACGTCACGTGATTGCTCGCCGTGTCTGTGCCACCAACCAGCAGATACCGCCAATTGAGTGTCAAAACATATCCCGCAAACAGGATAGACAACCCATCCTCCCGCCCCACGTCTCCCACCTCGTACTCGTCTGGTGGCACGCTCCGCAGCCACGCCCGCTCGTTGACCTCCTTTTGTATCTGTGCCGAAGCCGCCGCGTCCGTCATCCCACCCATCAGCAGACAATCCTCGATCCGTCCCCACTCATCGATCGAATCACTGTCAATTGTCCATTCCGTCTCCGCCCGGTACGGAGATCGCTGGTACACCGCCGCGTCGGCATAGATCTCCGCCGCTGCAGCGTCCGCTGTGATCCGCACGTACGTGTTACCCGTGTAATCGTTGCTGTCGTTAATATAACACCGCAGCACGTCCTTTCCTGTGCCACTCGTCACCGCTTGCGCCAGAATCGCGTCGTTATCACTCCGGTGGATTGCCAGCGTCCACGTCTCGGCCTCTACCTCGACCGTGACCCGGCATTGATACGCCAGGCCTGCCGTGATTGCGATTCCGCTCTCGATCTCCACACCCTCATCCGCGTCATCCGTCACCACGTGGACCCCGTATGTGCCTTTTGTTTGCCACGTCGTTACCCGTTCATTCGTGGACGGTGTACCAACGTCGCCCCACCCCGCGCTCTCCGCGCTCCCGTCGCTGAATAGATTGTCACCGATCTTGGAATAGATCATCCGTACCGCGTTCGCCCGGTCCAACAAGCTCCGCCGCCACGTGATCCCGTCCAAAGTCAGATCCATCTCGACGATCATTCCCTCCCACGTGACGATACTACCCACGCTCTCAACGATCCGGCGCTCCATTCCTTCCAGGAACATCTCCAACATCTCGTCACGTGTGCTGTGGTATGTCCCACTGCCCTCCCAAAATCCGCCCTTGGCCCGGATCGTCCGATCCCATCCCCGCAGCCGACCCGTATGCCCATCCCCGAGATCCGAGATCACAGCATCACTTCGCATCACGTTCTCGTATAGCGTTAGTATCGGCCTCATTCAGACCCCCGCAACATCAGCCACCGTTCGCCATAGTCAATCACCACAGTCAATGTATCAGACAAAATCTGTTGTGTCGATCTCTGCGCTACCAGGTACAACGTTCCAACCCCCACCGGCAGTCCAAATCGTTGCATATCAACAGACAAGCTACAAACTGGCACGCCACCCGTCAATGCAACTCCGGTCACATCTCCATTTGGAAAGTATTTAACAATCGATGGGCGATCATCAGCCGCAACATACTGCGTCGCCCCTCCCGTCACGTGCACAAATCCCTCACTCATCGGTACCAAAACAAAACAATCACACAGCAAACTACCAGAGCCACTCACACGCTCAGCTTGCAGCCGTAACGCATATTTACTCAAATAACTACTAATCGAATAATTTATCCGTGCCGGTGGGATTGTCACAGTTCCAAGCGCGTACATAAACCAATTCTCTGCGTCAACTACTACACGGCTCTGTGTTCGCCAATCACTCGCAGAACTGAATCCATCCAATAGTCGTACTCGGCACGTCGTATTGCTACCAACCTTTGTCCGCAGCAATACTGCGAACGTTCCACCTTGATCGCCATAGTTTGCCGTCACATCTTCTACTTCGACCGTGAACCGTGTCACTAGACTCTCATCTCCTGAAAAATCAATCTCCACGTATGCCCCTGACCCACTCCCAGGAGACGCCGTGTTCGGCTCACTCACCGCGTCGTCCGATGCATCTGTCCCGTTTGTCCCATCCTCGCATTCCCAGACCGGCACGAAATTGGCAACCGTGCCAAATCTAGGTGTCCTGAATCCAGTCCAAAACTCGTACAACGGTCCACCGCCGCCATCTTCCCCCCTGTATTCCAACTCATCGATTCGCGCTGGAATATCCCCCGTGATCGTTGCGTAATTGTCATCACCTCCCAATGTGCTTATACCTGATAATGTTCCAGTAGATGACAATGCAGATTCCTCCCAATGCCCCCTCTGCAATACCAATCGACATTCCGCAATGTGATTACCTGGATCAGTTAATGGTCCGTGCAAAGAATCGCCAGTCTCTATTCTTGCATCAAAAATAAATGCTCGCCTGGCGTTTGTCTCGTTCGTCAACTGATCCACCAACCATACATTGTATTGCGACGATATATCCTCAGCATCCTGAACGACCTCTAACAACTTTGCCGCCATATTCTGTATTTTTGTTGCCAGGTCATTGTGGCTACTACCGATCACCCGCAGCGTGATCACCTCTTCTGCCATCGTGTCATTCTGATGCATTACCTTTGGTATCCACCCATCCCCAGCGATCGAAAAACCAGCCGCATTGGCATATAAATTTAGACTGTTCGACTCGACCCCACCATATCCCACCTTGCTCAATTTCAACACTGCCGCCATTACATCCGTCCCTCCAACCGTGCCGACCGCTCCCGTCGTTTCTGATCCATCACCAACGCCGCCGCCATCCTATCCTGGATGATGATCGTATCGCCGCCAAAATTGTTATTCGTCTGCATCATCCGCCGCGTATCTCCTGCTGTCAGCACCTGCGCTCCCCTCGGCATCATCACCAGCTCCGGTCCCGCCTCGCCCACCAGCGCCAGCCCGCCCGGTGCGTACGTCGTCCCGTGCTGGTGCTGCTGCGCCCCGCTCCCGCCCGGCCGCTGCCCGTGCTCCTCGTATGTCACAGTCACATTGATCTCCCGCTCGATCCTGCTCAGCGCCGATTGAGCCGCGTTAGCGCTACCTTCCACCCCGGCCAGGCTGCCAGCTAACCCGTCCATCGAACCTGTCAGCGCCGCTCCGGTCCCGTCTGCCTCAATCATCCCACTTTGCAACGTCTCCAGCGTCCCCTCCGCCTCAGCTGCCGCAATGCTTTGCTGTTGCGTTGCCATCGCCAGCCCATCGAACCCAGACTCCAACTGTTGCGCAGAGATCACCCCCTCGCCGAACGCCTCGACCAGGGCATACGCCTCCATTGTATTCTGAATCTCGGCCTGTGTCGCGATTCCCAGGTTTTGAGCCAGCGCACTCAACGCATCTATGCTCGCCCCGCTGGCTAGCGCCATATTCCACAGCGTCTCGTTATCGAACGTCATCTCTCCGAACGACCCCGCCACTTTGCTCGCCGCCGTGCTCAGATCGTACAGCGCCTCTGCTGTCACGTTGCTCGAACTCGCCGCCTGCTCGAACACCCCCGACAAATCCTCCTGGTGCCTGGCCAGCGTCGCGCTCTCCTGCGCCGCCTGGCGGGACGCATCGTTCGCCGTCTGCATACTGACCGCCCACCCGTCCACCTGGTGGCGTCCCATCTCCACCCACGCGCTCAAATCTTGCGTCTCGCCGCTCAGCGCCTGGATCGTATTGATCAACGCCCCAACGCCCGGTACCAACGCACCGATCGTCTTTTCCAACCCCCCCGACGATTCGCGTGCCTGCGAAAACGCCCGCTGGAACTCGGTGATCTCTCCCACGCCATCCGCCAAAATCCCCAGGAACGACGCGATCTCTGGCGCTAACCCCTCGCCAAATGCCGCCTTGAGATTCTTAACACTCGCGTCCAACTGCTCGAACGCCAGCGCCGCGTCGTCCGTCGCCGGTCCCAACCGCTCCATCGAAGCCTGGCCCTCTTCCATCACCGCCTGCATAAACGCCATCTCTCGCGTCAGCCCTGGCGTCGCCGCTTGCAACTCTTGGATCCGTGTTCGCACCTTGCCCGCGCTGATCCCGAACGTGTCCAGCCGAGGTATACTCTGGTTCGCCAGCAGGAGAGAGAACTCCTCTATGCTGCTCGCCGCGTCCCGCCCCATCGCCGTACCGAGCCGGACCGCCATCTCTGTCACGTTGCCCAACTCTGCCGCGTTGTTGGCCAGCCCCATCTGCGCCAACTGGTTAGCCGCCGCCATCGCTTCCTGCTCGCTCAACGCCCCCCTGGTGGCCACCATCATCGCCTCCAGGTTCTGGCTCGCCTCCCCGGCCCCGCCGCTGATCGCCTCGAACGCCGCCTTGGTTCGCAAGCTCGCCGCGCCCAACTGGGCCAGCTCGAACGCCGCCTTGGCCGCCGCGACCACCCCGGCCGCAGTGATCGCGTTACCCAGCAAATTAGCCGCGTCGGAAGTCTCCTCCGCGCTCCCGCCCACGTCGTCTACCGCGTCCCCCACCTTGCCCAACGTCCTGCTAGCCTCATCCTTGGCCCGCAGCACCATCTCCAGAACGCTTTTACTCGTCGCCATCGCCTACCCTACCCCCGCATTCCCCGCACCGTACGGGCGACGCATTCCCCGCGTAACACCCGCAAAAAGACCCATCACCCACGCTCGAAACACCCGCCAAACGGCCCATCTCTTGGGAATGCGTCGCCCCAACGCCACCAGAGAAGCCCGCTAAGAACCGGAAAACACAAATCCCCGCCGATTCCCAACAATAAAGAGCACAGAGACGCCGTACGACGCCCCGTGCTCTTTATTCCCGTGTTCCCGTGCCCCGCTAGATCGCCTCCACTGCCTCCTCGACCGTCGCCCGGAAAGCATCCCACATCACCGCGTTCTCCAATGGCGCGAACACCTCCCGCCGAGACAGCACCCGCTGGTACATCCTGATCATGTCCATCAATTGCAACTGGCCGTGCACCTCCTCCGGCAACTCTGCCGCGATCGCCACCGCCTCGTCCATCAACGCCTGCTTTTCCTGCTCGTTCATTTGCCAGAATCCTTTCTCCCAGAAGGGAACTAGAACGCCAAAGAGCCACAGTGGAAAAAACTTCCCGGATTCTGGCGAATCTGAGGGGCAGCCGCTCCACTGTGGCTCTTTGACCACAACGTGTAGGGTTGTAAATAGGAAGGCGGCAAAAAAGCCCCTTCATTGATTCGCCAGAATCGCTTCTCATTTTACCATACCCCACACCGCCAGTCAATAGAACACCCGTTCCTATCCCCGCGCCACCGCCCCCATCTTGGACAGCATCACCCGCACGTCGTCCACCACGTGCGCCGGTGTCTCCATCAACTCGCGCCAGCTCCACCCCATCGAACGGCAGATCACCGCATCCGTCAGATCACTCGGCAGCACGCTACCGTTCCTGATCGCCACCTCCACCTCGACCTCGAAACGTGGCTTGATCTTCCGCGCTGCGCGTCCTCCGTGGGTTAAAATCCGCGATCTCGGCCAGCAGGAACCCCGCGTCCTCCTCGCTCAACGCCCGGATCCGCTCCGCCGTCACCGGCATCTCTTCGCCGTCCTCGTCCGTCCAACGAACCAGCGCCAGCTCCAAGAGTGCCACGTTCATCTTTTCCAGCGCCAACTGCGGATCGAACACCTTGCGGTATCCCCCGCCATCCTGCGGCTCCATCCGCACGTACACCGCGCTCAATGCCTGGCGGTCCCCGTATCCCAGCTTGCGGATCGTCGCCGTCTCCTTCTCATCCCACCAAGACGCCTGCACCACCCGCGTCTCCCCCACAAACCTCGGCATAATACCCCCCCCTCAAAGATTGGTTCAATCTTGGAGATTGAACCAATCTATCCTACGGATAAGCGGCTAGATCAGTCAGCAGCGCCGCCTGGAACATCTTGGCCCACGTGCTATCATACACGCCCTCGGCTGTCACCTGCACCGTCGCCAGCCCATCCTCGTCCCCATACGTCGGCCAGTCCGTGTACCTAACTGCCGTGTCGAGATATAAATACGGTACGTTGCTTTGCCCGCTGTCCAGCTCCGTCGCCCCCTTAAGTGCCAACCGAATAAACGTCGTCGTTCTCGCGTCGTACTTATCCCGCTCCGCCTCCGAGGTCGTCCCCCGGACGTACGTCAGCGTCAGCTCTGGCGCTTTCTTGCTCTCGCCAACTATCGCGAAATACAAGTTCCCATCGCTCGTATAGACCGGCACGAACTTTGTGTCCAGCGTCCACGTGAACGCCTTCAACACGCCAGTTTTTTGAGTGCCACCCAAACCCGCCCCTGTGGTGTCCACGTAAAACTCGGCCAGGTTGAAAGGCGCTCTCTGCACGCTCTGCGCCGTCAGCGCACCCGTAAACGTCGTCTCCGTCCGCTGCCTGCCCACGATCTCCGCCGTGAACTGGCAAGCCTCGTTCGGTGCGCCGCTGATCGTCAGCTTGGTGCAAAAACAATATTCCGACTCATACGCCTGCACATTGTCCCCATACTCGATCGTGAACGTATCGATCCCGTTTGCAATGTCCGGCGTGTTTGCCGTCGTCAGCCCCGGCGTGAACGTCCACAAATACGCGTTCGGCTCGTTCGTGCTGTCCGGCTGCGTCGGCGTGATATTGCCACACAAAGACATTGACAGCGCGTACGCGATATGACGGAAATTGACGTCACCCGTCCACGTCAGCCGCGCCTCGTTGCCCACGAACAAGTCATTCGCCATATGGCGCGCCAGGCTGCCCCGGTCCTCGTCCGGACTGTGCAACGTGTTCGCGCTCTCCGCCGTTGTCAGCATCCCGTACAATATTTCTGTAGCTGCCTCCGCCGAGCCAGGCGTGCCCTCCTCGTTGCTAATCTGAATCTTACTAAATGCCCTTAACGCTGTCGCCATCTACAACCTCCTGGTGTTGATAACATCTCTCTCCCCACGCCCCAACAGTCCGCTTGCATCGCCCGCCGCTCGCCGTCTCTGCCCCGCAAAACGGCTTGACCTCCACGACCTCCACCACCACGTATAATCCCGTGCGCTCCACGTCCGCCTCCGTGATCCCCTCCCGCTGCTCGATCTCTACCAAATCGAACCGCGTCAGATCGCGCGCCGGGACGCCCATCGCGTACGCCCCATCTCCAACGTACCTAAACACGGTGGCGCTTTTTATAGTCTCGCTCACGCTCGTTCCTCCACTGCACGTACGCCCGCATCCGCCGCGCATAATCGACCGGACGCGCATACTTTAGGTGTAAGATGTTCCCATACGCCGGAGGCCAGCGCCGCGCACCTTTCACGTCCAGCAATTTCCCATCCTGCCACACCGCGCTGTGCGCGCCCTCGTACCGCACGTCTCCCGTCTCCTGGAACATCCTCACACCCCAAGACTGCGCCCCGTTCCACGTGTTGATCATCATCGCATAGTATCGCCCCGGCTCTGCCACCGGCAGCTCGCCCTGGAGGCGCTCGTCCGCGTCGATCACAAAGTACCAGTCCCCCGGATTCCCGATCAAGCTCGCGTTCCGCTTTTCCACCTCGTCCGCCCAAGCCCTCGGCGCGTCCACCCACTCGGCCCCGTAACACTCGGCGATCACCTGCGTCCCGTCTGTGGAAGAGGGCACCGTGTGCTCGTACTGCGCGAACGCCCCATCCACCACCACCACCCGGTCCACCTTCATCTCCAGGCTGTCCAAGCACGCAGGGAGCAGCTTCCCCTCATTGAACGCGATCACACACGCCACTATAGCCATCACGCAAACTCACCCGATCCCGCGTAACCGATCTCCTCCACCGTGCTCACCGTCACCCGGAACCCCGCAAAACTCGGCAACGCCGACGTCCGCTCCCCCTTTTGCCACAAGTACATCAGCTCGTCGCTGGCGCTCGCCCAACTGTTCGTGATGTTCGCCGTACTGTTCAGCGTCGGATACTTGTTGATCTGGTCCACCACCGCCTGCCGTGCCGTAACCAGCCCGCTCAGGCTGTCACCCGTGAACCGGGACCACACCTCCACGTAATGCGTCCACGCATACGTTACCTGTCCATAATCCCCGCTCCTGAGCGCCTCGAACGGCCCCGCAACGACGATAGCATACGGATCTGACCCCCGACCCAACACCTGGAAATCGCCCAGCGTCACGTCCGCGTCCGCAAAATTCGCCAGTGCCCGGATCAACGTCTGGATTGCCGCCTGTATCGTCGCGTCTCCGGCCATCAGTCAGTGTCCCAATCCACGACCGCGTTCCCCATCATCTTACGCTGAAACACCGGCTCTATATCATCCCCTGCGTCGTCAACGTCTCGATACTCTAGCCCGTACGTCATCTTGTACGTCCTGGTCGCGCCCAACAGCTCGAACCCCTTGGCCCGGTCCTTGATAAAGATCTCCGCGTCTCGCATAATCACTCTGGTAGGTGTCGTGTACCGCATCTCGTCAGCGCCAGACACGAACGGGCCCGCGCCGTTGGCGTATGCCGCCAGATGCGCCACGTGCATCACCACGAAATCGTCCAGCGCCAGCTTGGCGTCTGCCTGCGTCACCGGAATATCGAAACCCTCCTCCGCCAGCACCACATTGACGATCCCGCTCACCCGGTCGATCATCCCCTCCACCTGTGTGATCGTCGGCCGCGTCGTCGCGTCGAACGTCGTCCCCGTCGCCGTGGCGTACAGCGGTACCAGCGCCCCGACCTCTGCAACCGTCCCGTAACTGTTGTCACCGATCGTCATATTCTACCCCTCAATCTACGTCAAGCCGCCTCATAGATCCCCGTCAGACAAAAGTCCAGCGTACCGGACCCGCTCACCTCTTCCACCCACACCACAATGTCACCGGTGCCCGGCTTGGTCGTCGATCCCACCGGACTCGCCCGATTGGTATCGTTCTGCCAGTTCACGTTATCTGCCTGCGTCAAATTGCTCGCAAAGTTCGTCAGCGCCCCGCTCACCACGACCAGATTGACGCCCTCCGGGTTTCGCCCGCCGAGCGTAAAGTCCACGGAAGTGTGGAACCGGTCCGTGCTGTCCGTCGCGTTGATCACCGACTCCAGATGAAAACAATGGACCCACGTAACGCTTCCGTTCGTCGCATCGTTTTCGGTCACCACGCCCACCCACACATCGTACACCCCATCAGACGCCTTTTCTGCGCTCAGGATCAGCCCCAGAAGGTGCAGCTCTGTCGTGACCGTGTGAGGAAAGTTCGTCGTGTCAGAAAGATCAACCAACACGTAAGGGGTGGAGGCTGCCACGGCCTCCGCCCCCAACGTCACTACGTGTGATGGTCTACCCGGCATCATTCACCTCCAGACTTGCGCGCCTTGGCGGGTTTCTTCTTTGGATCCGGCTCTGGCTCCGGCTCTGCCGCCTTCACCTCGACCACGCTCAGCAGCGGAGAATTGCGGATCTCGTCCGTCATCTCGTGCTCGTGGATGTACTCCACGCCCCGCTTGCTGAAAATCCGCCCCGCCACCCTGGCGGTATCCCAGCGATATTTCTCACTGACCAATACCTCGTACATAGTCGCCTCCTAACTGTTATTGCTCTCGCTCAACTCGACCCACTCGCTGTCCACATAGATCAGCGTGATGCAATCGTATTGATTGAGCACCTGAGCATTACCATCGTTTGTGCGGATATTGCTATCGGCGATTGTAATATCGTTGGCATCGTCACCGCACAGAATGAGCAACTGGCCCTCCGTTCCAGTAGCTGCCAGCGTCACCGTCACCGCGCCAGCCGAATCCAGATTATAGAACGTCTTGGTGGGTGTCAGTGTCTCTCCATCCGTGATCGTCTCATCCGCATAAGACGGGAAAAATGTGCTGCTAACCGTCAACTCATCGTCGATAGTCACGCCAGCGTCTGCCGTCTCCTCGCTGATATTATTCGCCTCGATCGTTGAACCCGACAACGCACTAAACGTATTAGCCGTAAACTGGAAATCGTCCGCGCCGCTGATCTCGATATCAATCTGGTCATCCGTGTCGGCTGTAATACTGGTATCGTTATCTGCATCCAGATCAACCATATTACCAGCTACATCGAACCCGATGTCCCATCCGGTGCCACCCAGTGCGATCGCCGTCTCTGTGTTCTGCGCGTCCTGGCTGATGTTATCAATCAAAATACCATACACACTATTTGTACCGGCCGTCGAATCGCCGATCCCCAAGTCGATATTGAACGCCGCCAGGCTGTTCGTGCCAGCCGTCATCACATTGGTGGAATCTGCGATCTCGAACAGATGCTTTGTTGTGTCTGTCGTGATCGTAGACGCCCCCCAATCCTTCCACGTCTGGATATCAGCGCCACCGATCTCCACGTCCACCTGATCGTCCGTGTCCGCCGTCAGGCTCGTGTCCGCGTCCGCGTCCAAGTCCAGCTTTTGACCGTTCAGATCCACCGTCCCGGACCAGGTGACCCCGGCCAGCGTCGCCGCGCCATCCACGTTCAACGTGCTGTCGAAATCAGCCGCCCCCACCACGTTGAGAGCGCCATCATCGTCAACAGTCAACTGTGTCGTACCGGATCCATCCTCCAGCTTGAAAATGTACCCGCTGGCACTCATCTCCTGATACTCGACCGGCTGCCCGCGCAGCCCGGCGAACCCACCGAGCAGCAGCGCCAACACCAGCGCCGCCCCGATTACAACCTTCTCAGCCTTACTCATCGTTTTTCCCTCCTATGGTCTCTCGACCCATAATTTTGAACTCTAATGCATCACTATCCGACCTGCGCCAGATCGAGGCCATCAACCGCGCCTTGGCCCCCATCAACGCCACCTTGACAGATAGTCCTACCGCCAGCCCGGCGATCACCCACCGCGCCAGTAGGTCCGTGCCCACCACGCGATCACCCAACGCCAGGTTTTTACCCGGACCGGCGATCACCGCGCTCGCCCCTGCATCGTACAGCGCCTGCACCATCGGGTCATCATTTGCGCCATAACAATTCGCAACGATCACCACCGCCCCGCCCAGGTTCACATCGCGCAACTGGCCTAGTCCCAGCGCCAGCATTTGCGTTTTCCCGAACCCCAGGGGGCCGGTGCCCTCACCGAACCATCCCGCCTGGCCATCCATCCCGTGCAGCCGGAAATAGATCACGTCTCGCCCCTCCAGCCACTCGGGGTCGAAGGTGCTGGCCGTCAGCGGTGGAGAAGTGACCGGCTCGACGCCCGTCGCCTTCCCCACCGCCGCCTTGGCCAGCTCGGTGCAATAGGCAAACACCCGCACGATACACCTCCTCAGAATTGCGAATAGCGATTCTTAGGTGTTCCCTTGTTTCACCAGACGCCAGTCTCCATAGTACATCTCGTACCGGGCAAAGAACTTGAAATAGTGCCTGCCGCCGTCTGGCATCTGCGGATCGAACCACGCATCCTGCAAGCTCGGCTCCTTGCGCATCGCCACGATGATGGGCTTGATCGGCTCGCTGGACGCCACGATGTGCCACGCGGTCGAGTCATAGTATGGCGTCACCACCATATCAAAATTGGTGTATGGGTTGATCTCGTCGTTCGCGCTGTCGTATGCCAGCGGGTTGCCGACGATGTTGGCCGCGATCCGGCGCAGAGAGGGCGAGCACACCAGGAGATCATAGTCATAGTCAGTGTACTCCCCCTGGTCGTCCACGAATGCCTGGGCCGCGATCAGCATCGTCTCGAAATTGTCCAGACTGAGGGCAGCACCACCCTCGTTATCCTGCGCGGTCTGGTAGTGGGCACCCGGATCTACGTGATCACTGTCGAAAAAATCCTGCCCGTCGTAGCACGCGCCGTATGTTTGACTATCACCGGCATTCAGCACCTCGAACACGCGCTTGTTGATGTGGCGTTGAAAGTTTCGGCCCGCGCCGCGCACCTTCTGCTCCAGAGCACCCGTCTGATCGTCGTCAATCGCGTTTTGGCTGATCCAGACGATGATCTCCCAGTCCGACGGTGTGACGGTCAGGCTCTTCTCGATGTAATCCTGGATCTCGCGCCCGGTCTTGCTCTCGACCGGCATCGGAGCCGCGCCAAGATCGACCAGATCGTGACTCTTGGCCGTCATATTGAACGTCATCGCCACCCGCTGCCACGGCATTGGGCTTTCCCGCAACGCGGTCAGAAACCCGGTCCGTGCACCTACCACTAAATGTTGTGGGACATTCCCTGAAATCATCTAAAACCTCCTATTATCCGTTATCTTATTCCTGTAATCCGTGTTAGGCCCCGGTGCATACCTGCGGGGTGATCAATTGAACGTAAGCGTACCCGTTCAACACCCGGTGCAGCTTGCCGATCTGCGGGTTGTCCGCTGCCGTCGCGCTCAGCGTCGCGCTGTCCGACATATACACCGTATCGCCCACGTCTGCGTCGGTGAACACGGTACTCTTAAACCCGATGATAGTAGGCCAGGTATAGATCTCGATCTCGTTGTCCGTCTCGGTGTCTGTGGTCGCCACAGTCTCCGGTTCTGCTGCGACCCCGATGAAAATATCGTCCGCCGCCACAGTGGTCGCGTCCACGAACCCGCGCACGTACACCGTATCCTCGCTGATGTCAAGGATCATCGGCTGGCCCTTGTAGATCGTCTGGGCCGCGCTGTTGTCCAACGTCCATTTTTCGCTCTTGGGCTCCCCCAGAAAACGGAGTGGAGCATTTGCAGTCAAATCAGCCATCTTACTTTTCCTCCTCAAATTCGGACAGATCGTACTCGTCCGCCTTGCCCAGAATGTCCTCGTTCAACTCGAAGAACTCGGCCACGTTCTGGCCCCGTTGCTTCCAGGCCCGCAACTGGGTTGCATAGGGCCCTTCCAGCTTCTTCTTATCGTTCCCGGCCCCGGTAGACCCACGTTCTCCGAACTCGACCACCTTCGCCTTGAGCAACTGCTTGACCGCAGCGGTATGCTCGTCCGGCAGTGCATCGAGCACATCAACCACGTCGTCAGGCTTGGCGCTCAACCCGGCACCGCACACCTCAGCCGCGAACTCGACGAGGCCCTGACGCCGCTCGTACTTGGCAGCCAGTTCCGCCTCGACCTCGGCCCGCGCCTCGTCCTTCAACTCGGCCCGTGTCACCTTTTGCTCGGCCATCTCTGCCTCCACTTCCTCGCGGATCCTGGCCCGCAGTTCGGCCTTTTCTTTTTCGTCCATCACATTCTCCTTTTCTAAATCTTGACATTCTTCCAATTCATCATCCTTTGTATCCGTGTTTTCGCGTTCCCTTTCTTCAGAATCTCCCTCCTCCCCGCCGCTGAACGCAGCCGTCACAGCCGCCAACACCCGCTCCAACAGTCCACTGATCTCCATCGTGTACACCCCCTCGCTCAACTCAACAGGCTGTAATCCCTTCACAGCCGGGAAATTCACCAGGCTCACACTCTTGATCACCTGCCGCGCCACGTCTATCGTCGCGCTCACGTACCGGTACACCCGGTCACCCACCAACATCTTGCCCATCTCGTTCCAGTCCGGCACCATCACCAACCGGTCACCGGCCCGTGATAATGACTTGATCCACCCCGCCGCCTCTGCCCGCTCGTGATCCACGTCGATGGGTACCTCCTGCCCTGCTGCCCCGTCATCGAAATTGACCACAAATGCGTCCAGATCATCACTCGTAATGTCTACCGCCTGCCCGTTCAAATCCGTGAACGACCCAACCCGCAGCACCTCGACCGGCTGCCCCTCTGCCAGCTCGCCAAACAAAAAATCTACCATCTCACCCATAATCCCTCCGGTCACCTTGCCGCCGCCGCGATCCGCGCCAATATCGCGTCCACCGCCTCGCTCACCAATGCGTCCACATCCCCCACGCTGTCCCGGATCACGTCCTCCGTCGTCTGCCACCGGCCCCGGTGCATATACGCTTGCTCGGCCGGTGATTGTACAAATGGCCCGTATGGCGTCGCGTTCGAGATCGTTCCCTCGACAGACGCCCCTCCGCCCCCAAAGTTCACCACTGGCCTGCCGCCGCGCCACAACCGCCCCAGCGTGCCCATCCGCCTATACGTGCTCCCCCCTGGAGGAGACGGATACACCGCCGCCCGTCCCGCCAATAGCAGCAGCGCCTGGCGCATCTTTCCGCCGATCTCCTGCCGCGCAAACTCGCCATACCTGGCCAGCGCCGCGCTCAATCGCCGTGCATCGTCCGAAAACTCCTCCAACCCACTCGGATCAAGCATTTCCCACCATCGCTCTTGCCGCGCTCAATGTCATTCCTCCGTAATTCGCACTCACCACTACGCCCTGGAGATCCCTGTCGCTCAACGCCCCCCACGGCGTCGCCACCGGAACCTGGCTCACCCGCTCGTCGCTCGCCGTCTGCCACACGATCACCCACTCGCCATTAGGCAGCCGCTCCGGCCGCAACCAGCATCGGCACCGCACGTGAGCCGGTGGCCTGAATATCGCCTCCGGCAGCCCCGCAGCCTGGAAAACAAGATTATTAGCCTCTGAAAAAACCCGTGTCACCTCCGTGATGGCGATCATCTGCGCCCGGTTCGCCCCAAAAACAGGTTCCAACAGCGCCTCCAGCTCGCCCAACTCCCCGCCCGTCTCTATCCACGCCGCCACCGCCTCCCGCACGTTGCGCAGCGTCGTCTCGTTCAATCCCGTGATCAGATCGTATGTATACTCCCTGGCCCATGCCAGCGCGTCCGCGTTTATCTCTGTCCAATCCACTCCCATCTCTATCGCTGCCGACTCTACTGCCCGCACCAACACAGAAACGAGAGGCCCTAACAACTCGGACCGCATCACGGCATCCTCCGCGGTCCAAAAATCGCCGTTATCTCCCACGTTACCCTCGCCGGATGCCTGCGCCTCGATCACCCGCTCCGCCTGGTCACCAAACGCCTGCCGCACCGCCACCTCGACTGCCGACTCTGCATCCCCACGCCCGTCCGGCTCCCCCTCCTGGAACTCGGCCAGCTCTTCTTGTTCATCAACCTGCAAATTCTGATTCCGATCTGAATTTGCTGAACTATCAGCGTCCGCGCTGATGGTCGGCATACCCGTTCGTCGCCGCAGCCAATCCTCGTCCTCAGGCCGCCAGCTCAACTTGTCCCCGATCTGCTGCAACCAGTTCCCCAACTGCCCCAGCGCAGGCTTCTCGACCTTCGTGTGGACCACCTTTGGCATCCCCGTCACCGCCAGCGACGGGTTATATCCCATCAGCCGCGCCACCCCGAACCGGTTTACCACACCTGCGATCCGGTCCAGGAACCCATCGACCGCCATCAGGAACAACTGGCTCTTGTCGCTCCCCAATGCCCAGCTCCCAGTCTGCCCCGTCCCCAGGTCGATGAAATCGGCAAGCAACGTCTGCAACATCAAAAGCCGGTAATATTTGATCGTGTTCAGCAGCGCCTCTGCTCCCGCGTTATTCGCGCTCTCAAGCCTGAATTTTATACCTGACGGCACGCTGACGTACTGCTTTTCATCCATCGTCAGGCCCTGGCCCACGCGCTCGACCACTGACTTATCGTCGGCAGAGGGCTTTTCCTCATACTCGAACACCGGCAAACCGACAAACGTCCGCTGCCAGCCAATCCCCTGCATAATCTGGTAATTCTTCACGTAATACCAGATCTCGTACAGGCTCTCCAGCAGCGCAAAACCCTCCGGGTTGCCGCCGTCCCGCTGGGACGTAAAATGCAAACTCTTTTCGATGGGGATCGTCCGCTTCTGGTAGTCCGGGGCAGGCCGCTGCACCATCCCCTGCACTCCGCCCGCACGATCAATCTCCCACCTGTGAAACGAGGATTGTCGCCGCACGGCCCACTTTTTCCAGCCCACCAGACCATCATCCCGCCGCTTGTATACCAGCTCCAACCAGCTCCAACCAAACAGGACGCAGGATAGGGCATCCTCCACCGCGTCCTCGCTGGTATGGCTCATATCGTCCATCGCCAAATTCAAGAAATCCGCCGCCCGTTTGTCCCCGTCCGTCGCGCCCCCAGGCTCTGCGTACCACGACGCAGTCCTGGCCAGCAAGATCAGCGCGTTCCAGATCGTGCGGATCGTCGGATCTCGCCGCCGCATCTCGTCGTAAATCGAAAATGCCCCCGGCCAATACAGCTTGGACGTGTACGACTCCATAACCTGGCCGTTCCATTCCTGGAGGCCGCTCTCGCCCTTCTCAGGCATCAGACTGATCCTAGCCATAGGCTCCTTGTCCCATTTTCTCTTTGTCCCCCTGTCTCGTTAAACAAATCCCATTGGCTAGACTTGTCCGGCGCTTGCGGCAGGTCCTCCATACTCACATACCCCGGCAGCATCTGCCACCCGCCGCTCACCCCGTCCACCTGGTCGTCGTGCGTCCCGCCCGGAAAACTCAGTGCCTCGGCCACGAACGTATCGTTCCACGGCCCGCGCACCATAAACACCTTCTGGTCCTCGATGCGCGTCGCCCACAACTGCGCCCGCGCCTCTTTATCTCCCCTGGGAGCCACCGGGACCACGCTCACGCCCTGGAGCGCGTCATCGTCCCGCAGCTCCTGGTAGTATCCATCCTGTTGCCCGGCCACCTCGATCCCCTGCACCACCTCGACCGGATCCTCACGCATCACCCGCACCATCTTGGGCCGTGCCGACGACCACGGAGCCGCGATCCGTGCAATGTCCATAATGTAGAAATTCTTTTTCCGGTCCCGGCCACACAACGCGCCGCAGATCCAGTCCGCCCGCTTGCTGCGCCCCACCGCCAGGTCCCAATACCGCACCGGACGTACCTCGCCCGGCACCGCGTCCACATCGATGATCTGGATCTGGTTTGCCTTGATCAGCTTGCCCTCCAGCCTGCGCGGACGCTGCTGGTACAGCGCGTCCCAATCGTAGCCGCTGTTGGCCCGGATGGGACGAAAATAATCCAAATCGAACATCCGCTCGCACAACACCTCGCCCGGCACCCGGTCCAGCGGGTCCACGCTCATAAACCAGCCATCCTTGAGCGCTCGCTCGACCTCATCCGCCGCAACCGCCTGCGCCCACGTCTCTGCCAGCGCTGGCAGACACACGATCTCCCACTGGTCCGCGTCCGGCTCGGTCACCATCTGTTTGATCAGCTTGCCGCTCAAGTCATCCGAGTGCCACCGCGTCTGGATCACGATTGCCGCGCCGCCCTTTTCGATGCGCGTCCGTGCTGTGGATGTCCACCAGCTCCAGACCGCATCCCGCTTGGCCGCGCTCTCCGCCTCAGCCCGGTCCTTGTGCGGGTCGTCCACGATCAGCAGATTGAACCCGCGCCCCGTGATACCGCCGCCCACGCCCGCCGCCATCACGCCGCCCCTGGTTCCCAGCAGGTTCCACTCCTCCACGCTCCGGCTCTCGCCGCTCACCTCGACCAGGTCCACGTCGCCCGCCGCCCGGTCTCCGAACAATGCCCGGAACGGGTCATCCATCAAGTGATTCCGCGCCCGACGCGAAAACCCTTTCGCCAGGCTCGCGTTATAACTCGTGATCCCGATCCGCAGGTCCGGGTTGCGCCCCAGCACCCACGTCGGGAACAACACGCTCGTCGTCGTGCTCTTCCAATGGCGGGGTGGCATAAACACCATCAACCGCCCGATGCCCTCGGCCCCATCCGTCGCCACGTACCGCTCCACGTCCTCCAGGTAGCTGGCCAGCAGATTCAGGTGGCGCGCCCAGAACGGGTACCCCTTGTACACGTACCGCTCGAAATCCAGGAACGAGTCCCGCGCCAGCTTGCGCCGGGCCAGCTCCCGCTTGGCCGCCAATCGTGTATCGTTACCCACGGCCCTCTCCCGGCTCGTAGGCCAGCGCCCGCAGATCGTCCTCCGTCATCTCCTCCAGGTCGTCCGGCACCATCGCCCCCACCCGGATCGTCTCGCTCTTTTTATAATCACCCGTCATTTCCAGGAACAATTTCCGGTCCGCGTGCGCCCGGTAATTGGCCGATGACGCGCTCTCGATCAATGCCCGGATCACCCGGCTCCGCGCCTTACCCAGTGCGCTCGCTGTCAACTTGGCAATCCTGGCCATAATGGCCGGGTTATCCGCCTTCCACGTCCTGATCACCCGGTCGCTCGTCAGCCCCAGGATCTCAGTCGCCAGCTCGCCCTGCGTCTTTGGCGTCCGGTTCTGCGATGGCTGCGCCTCCCACAACATATACACCGCCTGCCGCCAGCTCCACCCCTCACCCAGCAGATCCCAATAATCGTCCATCCAAGGCTCCGCCGCCGCGTCCCCAGCCTCGAACACCTTCCGCGCCGCCTCGCTCTTCAACTGCGCCTCACTCAACGGATCCATCACCGCCCCCTCAAACCCCGGCAGCGTCAACGGATCATACGGTGGCTCAACACCCTGGAGGAGAACAGGATCGCCAGGGGGTGAGGAACCATCGAGGGCGGGGTTCGAGGGCCCCTCTTGGCTCTCCTGCGCTCCTCCAGAATGTGGAACGTTATTAAAACGGCTCACCGATTTCATCCCTCAACGCTGTGTAAAACAACGACCGCCAACCCATATCGCCCCACCCAGGGCACACCGTCGCCCGGTATCGATCATTGTGTCCCTGCACCTGCTCCAGCGGGATGCTGTATTCCTCCATTAGCCACGCCACCAGCCGCACCGTCGCCGCCATCTGCTCCGTCGCCGGCAGCACCTTGTGCAGATGCCCCGCCATCCCCACGCTGATATTCACGTTTCTGTGCCCCGTGTGGTCGTGCCACATCCCGTAATGTAACGGCACGCACAGCCAGCACTCCCCCGCCTGGCTCACCCAGAAATGATAGGGCAGCGTCGGACGCCCTTTCTGATCAATCACGTATCGCGCTGTCGCCTCTGGGCTGGCGCTCAACGTGTGGTGGATCGTGATCCCATCAATCTCGCCCGGCTCTCGCAGCCACCACGCCTCCGGGTCTGTCGGCTCTGGATTGACCGGAATATGCTCGATGATGTCCACGTATGGCAGCGTTAACTCATCCACGTCCACCTGCAACTGCTCGGCCATCTCGACCAGCTCATCAGACAGCGTTGGCAAACCGTCCATTCGCGTCCGCAGATCTGCCGCGATCTCCTTGATCCGTTCGACCGCCCAATTATTCGACACCGTTCTCCTCACCGGCCACCGCCTTCCCGATGGCTCGCTCTGCCTCCATCATCCGGCATTTGGCCATACACGACATCAACGTCTCGTGCAACGTCTGCCGTTCAATGTACCAGTTACGCCGCTCGTTCTTCAACTGCACATTTTCCTCTCGCAGATCATCCAGCAAACCAATCGCCGTCTCGGCAATTCTGGCCGTCGCGTTGGCATCCGTCAGATTGCGCTGCCGCCACGCCGCATATAAGCCAGGCAATGCCGCCGCCAGCGCCACCAGGAGCGGGATCCATTCGATGTTCACACAGCACCATTCTCACCCACCCCGTCCAACTCATTAGCAAACGTGAATACCATCAGCACGTTCAGCAACTCCTCGCGCACCTGCTCCAACTCCTCGACCATCACCCGGATTGACGCGATCTTTTCCTCCAGAGACGCTACGACGCCTCGCAAACGTTTGACCGCCCGCTTGCGAGACTCCAGGATCACCGCCGCTTCGTTTGTCTCAACGTCCACAACGGCAAACTATTTATTTCCCGCCGAATAGATCGTTGATGAAATTCGCTCCACCGCCGCACACGATAGCCGTCAGCACCAAACCGACCACCTCATTCGGCAAATATGCCACGAACAGATTGACCCCGCTCAATCCCACCAGCGCCCCACCAACCACCCAAGACACATACTTGAGCCAGAACGTATCCAGCGCATACCGCTCGAATATCGGCACCGCCAGCGCGTCGATCAACCGGTTCGCCACCATCGAAAGAAAAATTGCAATTGCCAACATCTCCGCCAAATCCATCTCAACTCCTCCTAAAAATTCACCAGTAGCCGCGATTTCCAAATCGCGCCCAGGAACCGCCAGCGGGCTCGCTGGTGGCGTGGGTAAAGGTGACACCGTTGGCATCACATCCACCACGCACCCCACCAAAACCGCCACCGCCACCAACAAAACCAAAACCCGCATCACATCCCTCCACAAAAAAAGCGCGCCGCCTCCCCCTTTCGGGAAAAGCAGCGCGCTTCCTACGCTAACGCCGGACCCGGTCACCCGGATCTATTTATCATTTATACCACGTGCAGAAACGCAGTTTCTGCCAAGCCACCGTCTGCGGTGGCCATCAACGCAAAAAAGCCGCGTCCACTGCCTCGCGCTCCTTCACCTCCGCGCTCACACTGGACCCGGCACAATCGAACGTCACCGCCAACCTGTCCGGGATCATCAACCGCTCTGCCCGTGCCACCAGCCAGCGCACGATCAACGCGATCCGGCCACGAACACAATATTCACGGTCACCATCCAGAACAGATAAACTCATTCGTCAGCAGCCCCCGTCTAGAACACACGTTCTTTGCATACTATACCACACATACCCCTAATCTGTCAACCCCCAACATCACGGTTATCCCAACCGTTATTTCTGAATAACGCAAAAGCGCCGGGACCCCACAGCCCGGCGCTCGTAACTCCGCCCTAAGCACGCACAGCGTGCGCCAGCGCCTCGAACGCCGCCCCCATCACCCGCAACAACCGGACATCCGCCTCCCGGTCCGCACCACCGATCACCTCCAACGCCGCCGCGCACGCTTCCGCCAACAACGCGCACGTATCCCGCGACAACGCCACCACCGCAAACACGTCAATCTTTTCGATAAACATTTGCCCATCTCCTTTACTCTACTAAACGCAAAAGCCAGCAATGGCTGCACCTGTCCGGGAGATGGGCATCTCGCAGAGCGGGCAACGCGCCATTGCTGGCCTTTGACCACAAAATATACAATTGTGGGGTGAGGGACAAGCGCAAAAAAAACCGCTCCCCAGAGATGCCCATCTCACCCCAAATTATACCACACCTGCCTCCTTCTGGTCAATAGAACACTTGTTTCTTTATTCATTCATAACTTGCTCAATGACCTTTTTAACAATCTGTTGAACCTGTTCCAGCGTGAATGTATCACTATTGTCAACCACATCATCCTTTACAACTGGCCTTTGCGTAACAATCCACCCCTTCCTACCATCTCTTTTGAAACCAAAACCCTCTTTATCACGTAAATCTCTCCTTGATTGTCCATACGATGATTTAGAATATCCCCCAAAATGCGCCAAGGCAACATCTGACGGAATATAATCATAACTCATCACAAATTCACGATATACATCGATTATTTTATCGCCACCATTATCGCTATTTTCATCATCACTACTTTTAAATAGTAACGATCTAGCTGAAGAGAGCCAAGTCTCAACCTCGCTTCCTGCGGCAGCCGGAGAGAACATACTCTTCCCAATTAATTCAGCAGCCGACCTCCTCGCTCTTTTTTGATCATTTATTCTAACATTTATTTCATTCTGCTTCTTACCAACCAATGACGCCAAGTATCTGTGGTTATCTCTTGTCATCTCAAATTCTTGTATAGATCGCATCTTATCCCCCATTTCTATGCTGTCTTTTTTTTCTGTTACTAAATCTCCATCACCCATACATCCAATAGAAAGCCCGGAGATACTTTCAATATCTTTCCAAAATTGTCTCACGCCAACCCATATATACCAACCTATTCTCGATTGTTCGCTCGTGATTTTAGCTCCTAATCCACCACTCTTGATCTCGCTCCTCCTTTCCATATAACATATATGTGCATCAGGGAATCTATTCATTGCAGATTCTATAGCCAATTCTTTGATATCATCCCTCTCATTACTATTAACAATAGGAATATATCCAAGATCATTCACTAAATACAACACAGACCGCTTATACTCTTCTAGATACTCATCAGCAGACATTTTACCCCCTTTAAAATACAATGACTCGCTCAGCTCTTTAGTAACCATCATCACGCCCACCCACAACATCGCCTTGTCTTAACCTTCCCTCAAAATACAACCGGTTCTCCCTCACCTGCTCCAGCATCCGCTGGGCCTGCACGCTCCACCCCGCCCCGTGCACCTCCCGCGAGGCCACGTACACCTGCTCCAACTCCCGCGCCCGCTCAGCCTGCGCCTTCACAAACTCCACATCCATCACACCCCCTTGTGATTATGATCATCTGTACGGGCGACGCATCACCCGCAAACCACCCGCAAAAAGACAAATCTCCCACGCTCGAAACCTCCGCAAAAACAACCATCCCCCGGTGATGCGTCGCCCCCTACCGCCCCACGTGGCACAAAAACACCACCCCATTCTCCCGCCGCCACGCCGTCACCGGCACCCCAACCTCCCCATCCAACACCCCCGCCGCGTCGATCAACTCATCTACCCGCGTCGTCCCCAGCGGCACATAAAACTCCGCCTCCCAACAACTCCCCGCCACCGCATCACACAACATCGCCACCAACCCCAAACTCAACAAAACCTCGTCAATCCGTCCCAACATCGTCACCCCCCCTCCCGTTCAGAACTCGGCAAACGTCTCAACGCATTCCTAGAAATACACTCACGTTGCCCGTTCTCAAACTCGACGATGGCGCTATTCATCCGCAACCTGGCGATCACCTTACAATGCCGCCTGTACAGTGTCGCTCGTTTCGGATTATTCTTCCACGCATAATAATGAGTTAAATTATCCAATCCTCTATCCCCCTCCCCCACTCACCGCTCATCAACTGGTGGCAGCCCACCCCGTCCACCACCCACCACCACCCACCACCACTAAATCACATCCGGGTACCCGTTTTATCGGAAGTTACGTCCAGCACGGCCCATCACCACACAAAAGTGGTATCTGTACAGCATTATTTACTCTCTCCCTCTTTGCGTCATCCTCAAGATTCGCTGCGCTCAATGCACCACCGTGTTTATAAATAAAAATCTGATCTGACGTGCTACCGTCACCCGCAAGTGGATTATGCCTATTGGCATCGTCAAAACGTACCGCCTCTTTCCATTCGTCTGGAGATTCGCTACACATCTGTAGCCATTCTGATGCTGGGCGGTAAGGACAGCAGATACAAGCAGATTTGCTCGGAACTGGCAAGCCGAAAGATTGCAGATAGTCTATACAATCCTGGCGCGTCATTTTATGCTCTAACAAAGGAAACCTCTTGACGATAAATTTAACGCGACTGGGTTTCATTCTTGTGAACTCTTCCAGTGTGAAGCCGTAGGATTGTTCAACGCTGCCAGGCCGAGGGTGCGGCGCTTTTGATTTGTGAAATCCTAGTAATTCGCGTATCCTTCGCTTCGATGGATCAACTTTAAAATGTCGCGTACACTGACGCTTCAAAGGGCCACCAGTGGAACTCCAAAACGGAATATGTATATGATCTGCGGCACCGTCCTCTCGAATGTCGCCGCCGCTCACAATCTCAACACGCATACCGTGCTCACGAAAATAGTTAGTGTACCAATCGCGTATCTCTCTCGTGTGGTATCGTTCAAAGTTTGTGTCTGAATGAATGATAGCATCGAATGGCTCTATCAATCCCATAACGCTCATCACGCCAACTGTTGTTGATGGCGCTCCACATCCCCACGCTAACACGCGGTATACTTCTCCGTTCATCGCGCTCCACGTTATTCCTTCCACAATCAACATCCTAGTCGTCTAATTATCAGAACTCAAATACTGCCTTAAAAACGCCCGCCCAGAAAAAGTCAACACCAACCCGTTATACTCATTCTTCCCGTTCACAAACCCCAACAACCCACCCCCCAACATCGCCTTACTGATCCCCCCGTACTTTTCACCGCTCACCACATCCGCCAACCCCCGCCGAGAAAACGCCGCCCCATCCACCAACACCGCTCTGGCCAGCCGCTCCAGATCGCCATCCGTCACACCCACCGGCAGCGTCACATACCGGATCCGCCGCAGACGCCGCTTATCGTCCCGCTCCACACTCTCCACCGTGATCGGATCCCGCGGACCTGGAGACGGACTGCCCACCATACCATCCCCGTTCAAATCTCGCCCCACGATACGCTCCACCTCCTCCAGCGCCCGCCGGTGCTCCCCCAGAATAATGAACCAACTCGCCCCCAACGTCACCGCCCCACCGATCCCCGACCACAACAACGACCGCCAGCCCTGCCCCAGCAGCCCCGCCCCCGTCCCGGCCAACAGCGCCCCGATCACCCCGCTGAACGCCGCCTGCGCCACCGGGACCCACACATCACTCTCCAGCTTGGCCGGTCGCGTTGGTCGCCGCTTCTCATACGTCGCACCCGCCTTGATCGCCGCCCCGACCGTCCCCGCGTCGAACTGCGAGAACCTGGACCACCCCTCCGCATCCGCCCGCCGCTCCCACGGAGGCCGAACCAACTCGGCCCAATTCCTAGGAGCGCCACAAACACGACACCGCCCAAACTCATCCAACATACCGCACCTCCCCCTAGTGCTACGCGATTCCTATCGCGCCGTCATTCCGAGCGACGCAAGGAGCCGAGGAATCTAAACCAACGCCCGCTCCGATCGTCTCCATAGCGCTCCTAAACGCCTCCTAAGAACCGAAAAACGCAAAACGACCCATACTACCTTGAAAAATAAAATTTCTGACCAACACGGTGCCGTATCCGGTGCCGTATCTGTGCCGTACCTGGTGCCGTACCTGGTGCCGTATCGGTGCCGTATCAAACGCGCCCCAATATGGCCGTTTTTCAATCCCGCCGAACTCCCTAACCCAACTCATCAGGCACAAAATCACCCGCCTCGGCCTGGCACAACAATGGCATCACCAATGCCTCGACCACTGCGCTCACGTTTGGGCTTCTCCCATCCGGTGCCACCATATCCCATTCCCTGGCAAGCGCCCGCAACCGCTCTGGGATCTCGGCATCAGAGAACGTCACATTCACCCGCCGCGCCCGTCTCCGCTTTTCCGCAGGCCGTCGCCCCGTCTTGCGCCCGCCCGTTGGCCGCCGCCCCAACCCACTCGGCAACCCACCCACCAACCCCAACGCCCCCACCGGCTCCCTAGCCGAGCGCAGCTCGGCCTCCATCCCCTCGAACGGATTCCGTCGATCCCCCATTACAATCCCCCTTGAGGCATCCTGCCCGCCCGGCTCGCTGCCTCCATCCGCATCCTGCGGTTCACCGTCTCTACCTCCACCAACTCCCGCCGCAGCCGCTCCACCTCACCCACCAACCAGATCACATCATCCATCCGTGCCCGCCCAGGATGCTCTCTGATCCGCCACAACCGCTTATCTCCTCTCAAATCGTTACACATCCAACACCCCCCACACAACCCCGGCATACTCACCCGCCGCCCGGCTCTCTGGATCGTGCTCGAAAATCGTCAGTCCCATTGCCGGGCACTCCCGCAGCACCGCCGCCCGGTGGATCGGCTCCAACACACACTCCCCGAACGTCGCCCGCAGCGCCGCCAAATTCGCCGCGCTCTCCCGCGTTACCTCGTCATAGAACGTCGGCAGGATCCGCACCAACGGAGGCCGAGGTCGCCGCAGCGCCTGCAACGTCGCCAACACCTCCCGCACCCCCTCCAGACTCAAATGATCCACCGCAGAGGGCACGATCAACACATCACAACACCACAGCGCGTTCTCCTGCAACCCGCCCGCGCTGGGAGCCGTGTCCATCACCAGATAATTCAGCCCCCCGTTGATCCGCTCACCGAGCAGCTCCCCCAACGTCCGGCAGCCCAACCCCTCCACCACCATCAACGTCTCCGCCGTCCGCGTACGCTTGCTCCCCGGCAGCAACCACAACTCGTCACGCCCCGTCATCCGCACCACATCCCGCAGCGTCGGCCCATTCACCAGCAGATCGAAAACCCCGTCCCCCTGGCCGATCCCCAAATGACTCGCACACTGCCCCTGTGGGTCCAGGTCCACCAACATCGTCGCGTAATTCTTCAACGCCAACCCGTGCGCCAGCGTCACCGCCGTCGTCGTCTTGGCCACCCCGCCCTTTTGATTCGCTACCGCAATCCTAATCATCTCATCCCCCTTGATTTAGCGATTCAGGATCATACTTTTCCAACCATTCCTGCATCATATAGACCGGAATTTTATATCTGGTCACACATTGACCAGTCTCAACATTCTTAAAACGCCTCCCAATACAAAGACGCAAATATTCATATACATCTCGTGGCAATTCCATCCCATCTGGGACGATATAGTCAACTAGTCGGAAATCAAGCACGTGTTTCATTGTTTATCAGAATTGGGCGCGCCGGGTCCAACAATCCCCGGTCCCTGCAAACCAGTTCCCCCGACGCGCCCCACGAAACATCATTCCCCACTCGGCCTATTCAATCCAGAAAAAAACCGCTGATCCTCGCACCGCTCGATCACCTCGTCATCGCTTGGCACAGGATCAAACCCATCATAATAACCATCAAAGACCTCGCCACTACCACCACACTCCGAGCAGATCTCCTCCCCATCACCGTGTATACAATGATCCATCCCCACACACATATCATCGCAGCACGTCACAATGTACCCATTCCCCCAGCAACGATCACAAATCGCCATCGCCCCTCACCCCCCGCGCCACATCACCCACCACCTTCTGGCGCGCCGCCTCCACCACGTCAAAACCCGTCCCGCACAACTCGCCCACCGCCTGCGCCGCGCAAAACAACACCACCAGCACCACCACGACGATCACCACAACCGTCAACACGATCCTGATCTTCACGACCCATTCCCTCCCTCGAAAGGGCCGGGCACGATGACCGTCTCGTCCCCTTCTTTCGCCCAATGCCA